CTTGTGAACTGGATGGCGACATAGCACAGTACACAGCTTAGGAGAGATGATGAGAACAGTATTAGACGTAGAGAACAACACTACTAAACGAGAGGGTAAGAACTTGCTAGACCCTTGGGAGCCAGGAAACTTCTTGGTTCAAGTGGGTACTCTCAATGTAGACAAGACTGATGAGGAGCACATACTTACCTTCGATCATAAGGAGAGGAAGGACACAGGCGGTGGCGCTGCGTTTGTACTACAGGCTGTACTGGATGAGACTTCTCTTTTGATTGTACACAATGCACGGCACGACTTACCTTGGTTGTGGGAGGCAGGCTTTACTTATGATGGTGACATATATGACACACTTATAGGTGAGTACTTACTGCTACGTGGTATGAAGCGAGGCATAGGCTTAGGGTATTGCGCTGAGGTGCGTGAGCTACCATCCCGTAAGCTTGATGTGCTTAAGGATTACTACAAGAAAGGATACAACACAGATGAGATACCTCTTGCTGAGCTACAGGAGTACCTCAAGAGTGACCTACATGTAACACGTGAGTTGTTCCTTGCTCAAGAGGATGACTTCTCTAAGCCTGAGAGTGAGTCAATGATAAGGGTACGAGACATAAGCATGAAGGTTGCAGTTACCCTGTGCAAGATGTACCAGCGTGGGTTCAAGGTAGATCGTACTGCATTGGATGAGGTGCGTAAAGAGTTTGAGGATGAGAAGGTTGCACTAGAGACACGCCTCAACATGCACGTCCGTAAGATTATGGGTGACACACCTATCAACATCAACTCACCAGAGCAAATGTCTAATGTTATCTACAGTAAGAAGCCTAAGGATAAGAAGGAATGGGTAGAGCTATTCGATCACGTTAACGATAAGGATGAGTACAAGTCTACTGTAGCCGCTAACACTAATCGTATCTTCAAGACGCAAGCCTATACGTGTGAGACTTGTGAGGGTACTGGTAAGACGTATCGCATCAAGAAGGATGGTACTAAGTATGCAAGGCCTAACAAGTGCAAGGACTGTGAAGCTAGAGGCTATCGCTTGAAGCAACTGAACCAAGTAGCAGGGCTTAGCTTCTCTGCACCTAACAAGGATTGGGTAAGCGCTAATGGTTTCTCTACGTCTAAGGGTAACCTAGAGGTACTCATTGCTACAGCTAAGAACAAAGCTATGTATGATGCAATAGAGTTCCTTACTGATTACCGTAGGTACAATGCTGTGGGTAGCTACCTGTCTAACTTCGTTGAGGGTATTGACTTGTTCACTAAGCCTGATGGTTTACTTCACGTTGACCTATCTCAGACTACTACAGCTACAGGCCGCTTCTCTGGGCGTAACCCTAACATGCAGAACATGCCACGAGGTAACACCTTCCCCGTTAAGAAAGTGTTTGTGTCTCGTTGGGATGGCGGCTACGTGATGGAGGCAGACTTTGCCCAGCTTGAGTTTAGAACTGCTGCGTACTTAGCGCAGGATGAGGTAGCTATGAAAGAGATTGACGATGGTGTAGACGTACATGCTTACACTGCTCAGGTTATCACTGATGCAGGTGAGCCTACTACCAGACAGGAAGCAAAGGAACACACCTTCGCTCCCCTCTTCGGCGCTACAGGTTATGGCAGAAGTAAGGCTGTCAAAGCGTACTACGAACACTTCACTGAGAAGTATAAGGGCGTAGCTAAGTGGCACAAGAAGCTAGGCAAGGAGGCAGTTAACCTACTAAAGATTACCAACGTGAGTGGTAGGCAGTATGCTTTCCCTGACGTACATCGTAGGGAGAACGGAAGCGTAAGCCACATGACTAACATTAAGAACTACCCTGTCCAAGGCTTTGCCACTGGTGATGTAGTTCCCGTTGTACTAATGGAGTTAGAGGAAAGACTAAAGCCTCTGCAGTCTTGCTTAGTCAATACTGTACATGACTCTGCCGTTATAGACATCCACCCTAAGGAGAAAGAATATGTGATTGCTATGATACACACAATGAATGAAGATCTTACTAGACTTATAGCTGAGGCTTATGATGTTGAGATGAATGTACCACTACTATTAGAAGCTAAGATCGGGCCGAATTGGCTTGACACAGTAGACGTATAGTGCTATAACTAAATCTCTTTAACCCGTACACAGAAAGGTTCTTGTACAATGACTAGCACAGAAGTAACACTAACAACTGACGGACGTTCTATCGCTGAGATGATGGGACTATCCAAGAACTCCAGTGGTAAGCGATCCATGCTTGCACGGTTCAGTCAGATCCATAGCCCATTGAAGGGTGACATGGAGATCAACGGCAAGGCTGTACGAGTAGACGTAGTACCAGCTGGTGCATACAAACTCTTACAGTCAGACGATAAGGTTGCCTATGCAGTCTCACCTAAGATCCGCATCTACGCACAGCGTATGCAGTGGACACGTTGGGACTCTGATGAAAACACTATGGTCAAGACGGTACTCGTTAACAACCTGACGGGTGACCTTAAGGACAACACCGGGGGCTTCAATGCGGGGCGTCCATCTGGTTACGTTGAAGACTTTAAGTCTTTACCCAAGGCTACACAAGAGTTGATGCGCAATACTAAGCGTACTAAAGTTGTGTTCGGTACTGTAGTAATGCAGGGCGCTACTGATGAGCAGGGTAATGCTATTGAGGATGCATCTATCACAGAGCAAGAGATCCCCTTTGTGTTGGATGTAAAGAGTCGAGGCTCTATCACGGCAGTAGATGACATTATGAAGTCTATTGATCGTAAGAATTCTCTACCTCTACAGTACTTCCTCAACATGGGTGCAGAGATGCACAGTATGCCTAACGGTAGTGAGTATGCTACCTTCGACATCACATTGGGTGACAAGGTAGAGCTAGTCGAGGCAGACAAGGACATCCTTGATGGCTTTATGGAGTGGATTAGCGGCATGAACAACTACATTAACGACACTCATAATGAGAAGAGTGGTAGCTCTGGCATGTCTGCTAATGAAGAGTCCATCATCAACGACATCATTGACGTAGAGGTGGCTGACTAATGAATCACGTTGCTGAACTAGCACTACATACATTCCTACAGAAAGCACTTGCTGGTGAGTCTACAGTAGGTGAGTCTGTAATCTCTAAGGTAGGTGAAGACGTAGCGGATGCTATGCGTAAGCAGTTCAGCAGCGGCCCTCGTGATGAGTTTAAACTTAGGATGTCTAACCTTGGGCGTCCTAAGTGCCAGCTCTGGTACGAAAAGAATGACCCAGAAGATAAGATACCATTCCCTCCACACTTCCTAATGAACATGATCTTAGGAGATATTGTAGAGGCGGTATTCAAAGGGTTACTTCGGGCTGCTGCTGTAGAATTTACTGACAATGAAAAGGTTGTACTCACCCTGTCTGATGGTACAGAGATCAACGGTGAGTTCGACATGATACTAGACGATAAGGTTGATGACGTTAAGTCTGCCTCACCTTGGTCTTACATGCATAAGTTCTCAGACTTCGAGACCTTAGCTAAGGGTGATGCCTTTGGTTATGTAAGTCAGCTGGTAGGCTATGCTACTGCAGCTAACAAAGGTGTCGGTGGCTGGTGGGTAATCAACAAAGCTAACGGTCAGTTCAAGTATGTAGATGCATCATCTGTCGATGTCGATCAGGAGTTAAACAAGATCGAAGATACTGTGTCTTACATCAAAGAGGACAAACCTTTTGAGCGTTGCTTTGAGGCTATCCCTGAGACATACCGTAAGAAAGCATCAGGTAACTTAAAGCTTGGTGTGTCGTGTGGGTTCTGTGCTTACAAGCACAAGTGTTGGCCTGACCTACAGTCCATACCGTCCCGTGTCTCTACTGCTAAAGAGAAGCCTATCGTAGACTACGTATTTATAGGAGATGAACTTGGTAGTACGGAAGCATAACGCTAACCGATACCGTAGTGGACTAGAGAGAGTTGTAGCTGAGTTCCTAAAGCAAAACAAAAAGAACTTTAGGTATGAAGATCTAAAGATTGAGTGGAAGGATCTCAGGTACAGGACTTATACTCCAGACTTTATCTTAGACAACGGTATCATAGTTGAGACAAAGGGTATCTTTGATAATGAAGATAGGCGTAAGCACTTAGCTGTAAGGGAGCAACACCCAGAGTTAGACATTAGACTAGTGTTTAGTAACGCCAAGGCTAAGTTATACAAAGGATCTAAAACGACATACGCAATGTGGTGTGACAAGAATGGATTTCTATATTCACATAGGGTAATACCCCCTGACTGGCTTAAAGAGAAGGGTAAGGCAGTTAAGACCAAGCGTATTAAACTTAAGGTAGGGACTTGATGGATAAGAAGTTCAGTGTAACTCTTGTGCTAGCAGTAGATAGAGAGGCTAACTTCTTGTCCTCACTAGATGACGCACATGCAGAAGATGTATATGACTTAATTAAAGATATGTTCTATGACGTTGATGACGTTAGGGTAGACAACTTAATGGTGAAGGAGAGGATATGATTAACGAGACAGACTTAGAAGCTTGGGGGTACTACAAGGATACTACTACGTATAAAGATATGACACTATCGTCTTATCAAAAGGCAGCTTCTGGTACTGCTATCTACCCTACACAACATGCTATCACCTACCCTGCGCTGGGCTTAGCTGGTGAGGCAGGGGAGGTAGCCAACAAAGTCAAGAAGATCATACGTGATGGTAAGCTGGACAAGGCTGCACTTAAAGGGGAGATAGGGGATTGCTTGTGGTACATAGCAGCCCTGTGTCGAGACCTCAACATAGACCTGGGTGATGTAGCTAAAGCAAACCTAGAGAAACTACAAGACCGCAAAGCTAGAGGAACCCTTAAAGGGTCAGGAGATACACGATAATGAGCGACAACTATTTACCAACAGACTACCAAGCATTCATTCACAAGTCACGTTATGCCAAGTACTTCGATAACAAGGGGCGTGAATCGTATGGTGAAACAGTAGCACGTTACATCGACAATGTAGTACGACCTGCAGTCACTGTAGAAGATAGCACAATCAAAGATATTGAGCAGGCCATTCTCAACCAAGACATCATGCCATCTATGAGAGCTATGATGACAGCAGGCCCAGCGCTTGATCGTGACAACACTGCAGGCTACAACTGTAGCTACTTACCCGTAGATGACCCTAAGTCCTTCGATGAGGCTATGTACATTCTCCTCTGTGGGACAGGCGTTGGGTTCTCTGTTGAGCGCCAGTTCGTCAGCAAGCTCCCAGAGGT